CTATCCTCTTAGCGTTTCTGAACAAGATCCACGTATGATAGAGGTTGACAATGGCTACACTAATTATGGCTTTGTTGGCCCATTCGACTCTAGAGGAAATGTAAGGGTTGTAAGACTTCGGTGGAGAGGAAGACGTAAGCTTGGCAAGGTTACGTATATAGACGATCATGGAGACAGTCAAGAAAAGTGGGTGTCTGAGTACTACAAGATAGACAAGAGCATGGGCGAGACCGTGAAGTGGATCTGGGTTAATGAGGCTTATGAGGGAACTAAACTAGCGGGCAAGATATATGTTAAGATGCAGCCTAGAAAGGTTCAAATACGCGGATTAAATAACAAGTCAAAATGTGATCTGGGATTTATTGGTACTGATTGCGGTGTGTCTATGATGAGTAGAATGGCTCCATTCCAGTTTGCGTATAACATATATATGCGCAGGCTTGAGTTGCTTGTTGCTAGGTTTGGAGGCCCTATCATAGAGCTTGACACATCTAAGATACCGGATGATTGGGATCTCGATAAGTGGATGTATTACTTGCATATACTTGGATATATGGTTGTCGATCCATTCAATGAAGGAAAGAAGGGAGCTGCGCAAGGTAAACTTGCTGGGAATATGACAGCTACAAGTAATAGAGCCATAAGCCCAGAGATAGGTCAATTTATCCAACAGAACATAGCTATGCTTAACTATATTGAGAATCAGCTTGGTGCTATCGCCGGTGTAAGCAAACAACGCGAAGGAGAGGTTGATAATAGGGAGACAAAGGGTGGAGTTGAGAGGGCTGTTACGCAGTCCAGTCATATAACAGAGAAGTGGTTCACTGTGCATGAGGACACTAAGAGACGTGTCTTACAGGCATGTGTAGATATGGCTAAACAGATATATAAAGGAAAAAACTTAAAGGCAGACTTCATCCTCGATGATACTTCTAGAATGATGCTTGACATCAACGGAGATGACTTAGCTAATGCAGATCTCGATCTCTTCGTAAACTCATCATCTGATGATATGAAGATACGTCAATCGCTAGAGGGACTTGCTCAAGCATTTGCTCAGAATGGGTCTTCAGCATCTACGTTGCTTAACGTGCTTAAGTCAGAGAGCATTGCAGAGATGACTCATATACTTGAGGAAGACGAGGAGCAAAGGAGCGCAGCAGCACAGAAACAGGAGCAGGCGCAGCTTGAGTCCCAAGAGAAGTTACAGATGTTAATGTTAGAGGATAAGCAGAAAGATAGAGATCTAGAGAAATATAAGGTAGATAAAGACTATGAGATAAGGCTTCTTGAGATACAGGCTAAATTAAACATCACGCCTGAAAATGATAATAGTATGGAAGAGGCTAAGTTGGAAGAGACAATAAGGCACAATAAGGCAGGAGAAGAAGAAAAAGTTAGAGCTAACAAGGAGAAGGAAACCATTAGTAGACAAACAAAATCAAATAACACTAAATGAAGAAAGAAGATACATTAAATTATTTAGTAAACTTATTCATAGAGAAGCCAGTATATCTTGGCATGGGCGCAGGTAAGTTATCCGCAAGATACGGAACCAATAGGGAGACAGTTTATCGCGCGAAAGATATTGTAAGAGGAAGGACGACCAAACTTCCAAAGATTTTAATATTAGACATAGAGACTACTCCATTAAAAGCATATGTGTGGCAGACGCAGGTTAATAAGGCATATATAAGTGATGATGCTATAATATCTAAATGGCATATGCTTACATGGTCTGCTAAGTGGCTAGGAAGCAACGAGATAATGTCAATGAGGGTTTCTGGTGACGAGGCCCTGCATGAAGAAGATGGGAGAATCGTTAGAGTATTGTGGAACCTGCTTGATGAGGCAGACATTGTTATAGCTCATAATGGTGATTATTTCGATGTTCCAAATATAAACACTAGATTCATTGTCAATGGACTTCCTCCAACTAGGACATATAGGACAATAGATACACTAAAGATCGCTCGGAAACAATTTGGCTTTACGCACAACTCGCTTAACGCTCTCGGGAAAGTGTTTGGACTAGGAGAGAAGATTGAGACCAACTTCGACCTATGGAGGAATGCTGATAGAGGAGATGATGAAGCTCTCATAGAGATGGAGATATATAATCGTGGCGATGTAGACCTTCTTGAAAAGGTATACTTAAAGCTAAGACCATGGGTTAGGAATCATCCTAATATAGGAATTTATCTTGAATCAGATGAGAAAGTATGTGCAATATGTGGCAGTGAGCACATTGTACAGGATGGATATCATTACACAAACACTGGAAGATATCCGGCATATAGGTGTAACGATTGTGGGAGTACTAATACTAGAAGCAGAAATAACGACTACCCAAAAGATAAAAAGAAGAATTTAAATGCACCAATAAACAGATGATCTAAAATCTAATTTTAGAATCAACATCAATTAGGTATATATGATTGAAAAATATATAATCTAAAATTTGGTAATGATTATACGGAAATAGTAATTTTGTAACAATTAAAGATATGGAGAAGAGAATTTTTAATACAGACCTGACCTCAATGATAGGAGAAAAGCCTATAGAGGTTGATGCGGTGGATAATTTCAATGCAAATGAATATATCCCAACCCCGCAGTCCATAGCCGATAAGGATGCGGAAAAGGAAAAAAGGGATAAGGAAAAAGAGGAAGAGAGTAAGTTGATTGATCTTGATGATGAGTTAGACGAGTCTGATGAAGAAGAGGATGTGATTGACGAAGATGATAATGATGAAGACGATGAGGATAAAGATAAGGAAGATCAGCCCTCGCAGAAAATAAATAAAAAGCAAAGTTCTTCTCCATTAATTCCGTATGCAAAGCTTTTAAAAGACGAGGGCATTCTTCCTAATCTTGACCTTAAAGAGTTTGATGGCACGTCAGAGGGACTCAAAGAGGCCATGTTTAATGAGATAATGGGAGCTGTTGAATACTATAAGGATCAGTTACCAGATAGGATAAAAACCATTATCAACAACTACGAAGAGGGTGTTCCTCTTGAAAAGCTGATAGAGTCTGACAGAGAAGAGGTAGAGATATCAAAGATAAGCGATGACGACCTCAAGGATGATATAAAAATCCAGAAGAATATCTTAAGAAGCTATCTTAAAAAGACAACTAAGTTCTCTGACAACAAGATCGACAAGCAGATACAATTCCTTGAAGATAGTGGCGACTTAGAGGATGAAGCTATATCAGCTAAAGACGAATTAAAGAGCATTATAGACTCTGAGAAGACTAAGGCTGTAGAAGAAGCCAAAGCTAGAAAGATAGAAGATCAGAAGCGAGTACAGAGAGAGTTGAAGTCTCTTGAAGATAAGATCAAGGCCACTGATGAGATTATACCCGGCGTCAAGCTTAACACGAAATCAAAAGATAACTTATATAAGTCACTTACCACTCCAGCTGGAGTAGATAAGTCCGGTAATCCGGTAAATAAGATAGTGGCAGCTAGAATGGAAGATCCAATGGGGTTCGAGATAAAACTACATTATCTATTTGACATAACAAAGGGATTTACTGACTTTAGTAAGTTGTCAGATAAGGGCAAGAAAGATGCCATGAAGGAGTTTGAAGACGTTGTTGCTGGACTCGATAAAAATGAGAATCATAGTATACGGTCAGACTCAAGACCAAAGGTTAGCGATAGTCTAATGAGGGCTATTGGCAAACAATTTAATATCTAAAATATTTTTAAAATAAATAATAACAATGAAAGTTTTTCCAAATCAAATTTATGAACCGAAGGATTTTTCTGGTTTAGTAACGGAGAACAACCTTGGTGCGCTTTTCCAGGAAAAGCCAATCCAGATATCTCAGTATATTGAAAGGCTGTACGAAGTGAACCTTCCAGATGACATGTTGACTCTTGTCAGCAAATATCCTACTTTTGAGATTGAAGATGATAGGGAGTTCGAATGGATGCTTCAGGGAAGTGACGAAAAGAATATTCCTCTTATCGGATGTTATGTAAAAAGTTCTGGTACACTCACAGCGATTTCGGAGACTAGTCAGGTTGGCAAATACGGAGAAGTATTCTATATGGTATTCCCAGAGAAACTTTTCTTTGTTACACATATCATCGTTGGTATGAAGCCAGACCTTTACAAAGTCCGTATTCGTAAAGAGGCAGAACAATATGCTACAGGATTCATGTACGAGTGCGAATTATTCACTGGCAACCCTAGTGCGTATATCCCTTATGATGAACTCGTAGCAGGAACATTATGGAGTGTTGAATATTCTATCAGTGAGCAGACCCTGTCAAAGGACGCTTCTGACATCAGCTTCACATCTCCATTTAAGATGACTAACAGGTTGTCGATGATTCGTAAGAAACACGTCGTACCTGGCAATATGATCATGAAGGGTGTTAACAACCCACTTGCATTTACATTTGTAGATCAGGATGGTGAAAAACACACTAGCTGGATCAATAAACTGGACTGGGAGTTCATGAAGTCATTCCGCAGAGAGAAGGCCCGCCTTCTGTTTTACGGTGCGTCAAACAAGAAAGAAGATGGATCATACAACCAGTTTGGTTCGTCTGGGTTTGAAATCAAGGCTGGTCTAGGACTGCGTCAGCAGATTGCTCCTTCTAACATCTTTAACTATAACACTTTCAACATCGAGAGTCTTGTTAAATATGCGTTAGGTCTGTCAGTTGGTAAACTGCCGGAAGACAGGAGAAAGTTTGTGATTGGTACTGGCGAGTATGGTCTTGCTATGGTAAGTGCAGCTATTGAGGCTTATGCTGGAGCAGCTGCTATAACCTATAACAGGGTTGACGCTCTCACAGGAGGCCCAAAAGCCAACTACACAAAACCACAGTATATCAGCATGGCTGACATCAATGGTGTAAACTTCGAGTTTATACATATACCTGACTATGATAATGAGGTTAGAAATAAGCTCATGCATCCAGAAGGTGGTACATGGGAATCACGTAGGCTTACTATCATGGACTTTGGTACAGCTGGTAATGCTCCTAACATACAACTTGTTAGAATAAAAGGACAGGCAGAAGAACATGGATACATGCCAGGTCTTCGCGACCCGTTCTCAACAGGTGGTAAGGGCAAGCCGAAGGTTATCGTAACTCCAGTTGACGGATACGAGATCCATAAGGCAGACTGGCTTGGTATTATGGTTCGTAACCCGCTTAGGATGGGCGAATGGATACCAACAGCGCTTGGTTAATAGTTTAAATCTATAAATAGAGGGAGTGTATAAAACCTCCCTCTATAATATTAAAATACGGGAAAATGGAGAAGAAGAAAGTTTTAGTAAAGATTGTAGATAAATATAGGTCTGGGTTCAATAGAAACTCTGACGGT